TTTACATTGGAGATGGCAGAACATGTCTGGCAAAAAGTCAAAGGTTATCCAATTCCCGACTGCTACTCGGAAGAAGACCGACTCGGTATCTTTGAGAGATACTACCACCGAGCCGTCTCACAGTCTCAAGGAGAATAAACTTCTCTGGCCGACTATAATCGGACTAATAGTAGGCCTTCTTTATGTAGGTTTACTATTCTTATTATAAGGAAAGTAATATGAAAGAGTTAGTTTTTTGTGTAATCAGTATTTGTCTATCCTCAGGTGAGTGTCAAAAGCACCAGCTGAAGGTAGAACCAAAGGTCTGCCAACTCCGTCAGGTCGCCGCCAAGGTGCCGATGGATGGTGAATGGAAAGATGCGGTAATAAACTTTAAATGTTAGGATAAAAAATGGTTGTAAATGACAAAGTATCTTATGCCTGTGTAAATGAAACTTATTGTTTATTGACGGCATATCTAAGGGAAGATGGAAAACTTGGTGCAAAGTATAACAAGGAAGAGTTAGCAGAGTTTGTTAAGTTCCTTGCTGAAATACTAAAGCATCCAGAAAACTTTGTCGGCATTGACCGCAAAAAGAAGGAACGTCACGCAGACGGTTCCATTAAATTGCCTGATGTCATTGAACATGATGGCACAGGTTTAGCATAAATATGTTTGTCAACCAGACAAGTGTAAGAATTGAGTGATATTGTTTAGCATTTGGATGTTCATCCCGGGATCTGCGTTATGCAGGTCGGCAGTATCACTCAATAATGCGGAATTGGTATATGGGTTGTGCCCTAGGTTTCCATCCTAGAGAAAGCGGTCCGAGTCCGTTATTCCGCTCCATTCTTTTTTTGTGGTTTAATAAACATGATTATAATGGAAAATGCATTACCTGAAAATTTATTCTATAAATTAAAAAATAGTATATTATGTCATAATTTTACTTGGAATTATGAATCAATTACCGGTCCATATGATGATTCTTTTTTAGGAGAAAACTACATTTATCATTTCACTCATCATTTTTATGATGACCAAAAAGGTAATATAATAGACCATAAAATGAATGATTTGGTAAATGAATGCATTTTTTCTATAATAGAAAGAGTTAACAAAGAAATTAATAACCTTAATTTAAATATAAAAGAAATCTATAGAACAAGGACAAATTTAGAAACTATTAAACCAATTAAATATGAACACACACCTCATGTAGATGATACAAGAAGACACATAGCATCCATTTTATATCTTAATGATAATGATGGAGATACGATTTTTTATAAGCAAAAATATGATTCTTCAAAAAGTCGATGTTGGGGTGAATATATGAATTATATCAAACATAATGAAGGATTTGAAATAGAACAAACAATAACACCTAAAGAAAATAAAGTCATATTGTTTGATGGTTCAACCTATCATTCAAGTTTTACTCCAACAAAATATCACACAAGGTGTATAGTTAATTTTACATTTTCCACAACAAACTATTATTAAAAATAGGAGTTATCAATGTCTATTAGAAAATACGGTTGGCGTCCGGATAAACCAGACTTTAGGGATAAAGTTTTAACCTTGCCATGGAAAAGTAAAGAAGAACTTTTAAAAGGTGTCGATTTGAGGACAACAGGTAAACTTCCTCCTGTTTATGATCAAGGTGCTTCAAGTTCATGTACCGCTAATGCAATCGGTGCTGCTATTGAATATGATATGCATTGGCAATCAAGACCAGATTGGACTCCTTCCCGTTTATTCATTTATTATAATGAGCGAGAAATGGAAGGCACAACCAATTTTCCTGATGCTGGAGCAGAAATTCGTGACGGTATCAGAACAACTGCTAAACAAGGTTATGTTGATGAAAATTTATGGCCTTTTGACTTAAACAAAGTAACCGTAAAACCTTCGGATTCGGTTTACCAGGAAGCATCCAAAAATCTTATTAAACAGTATTCAAGAGTGCCTGTTTCTTTACATCATATTCAAAACGTTTTGGTTCATAGATTACCTGTTATTTTTGGATGTACCTTATATCAATCATTTGAGTCTGAAGCAGTATCACAAAGTGGTATTGTTCCAATGCCTAATCCATCCGAAAATGTTATCGGAGGCCACGCTATGTTGATTGTTGGATATAATGACACTCACTTTATTGTTCGCAACTCATGGGGCACAGGTTGGGGTGAAGGTGGATATTGTTATATGCCTATCGAGTATCTAACTAATACTAACCTTGCTGATGATTTCTGGGCAGTTTTTATTGCCTAAATAGGGTGCCTTTGGCAATATATGAAGGAGATAATTATGCTTAATGGTTATAAAACATACATTGTTGCTACACTAATCGCAGTATTCGGCGTTCTTGCTCAATATGATTGGAATGGTTTTCTAAATGACCCTAAAGCCGGTTGGGTAGCACTCGCATCAGCCGTTGTTATGGCCATTATGCGCGCCATCACACAGTCAACAACAGTAAAAGAAGCACTATACACAGATCCACCAAAACCAGTAGAACCACCTAAACCAGTTGTTAATAAGGTTGTTCCTATCACAAAACAAAAACCAACCCCTAAGAAGAAATGAGGATTGTAATGAAAAAGATTATTGCTCTAGTGACCGCAGGATTTCTCGGTCTCTCCGTTGCTGGTTGTTCTTCAACCGGTACCACATCACCAACAGTGGTAACAACCATTGCTGATGTTCAGGCTATTGTTCAGAGTGCTTGTGGTTTCTTACCAGCAGCAACCACAATTGCTTCTATCATCACCGCTAATCCAGCAGTTGCTACAGGTTCACAGATTGCACAGGTCATTTGTGATGCTATCTCAAAGAAATCTGCTTATCGTGGTGCTGTTCCTACTGTTACAATTAATGGCCAGGTTATTGAAATCAAGGGACGTTACGTAAAGTAAGATGATAATTTGCTCTTGTAATGTATTGTCTGATGATAGAGTGAAAGAATATCTCAAGGGCAGAGAAACTAAACCAAGCGTAGGAACCATACTAAAGGACCTTGATTGTGGTCCCGTGTGTGGTTCCTGCGCCAACAACATTATTGATCTTGTGAGAGAAAACTGGAAAAACCGCGTCAATGAAATATGATCCAAGAACATTCACATGGGGATTTGAAATTGAATGGGGAGATATAAACAGAAAATTAAAAATACCTAAACATCTTGGAAAATGGGAACATAGTGAATTTGATATTGTTAATCTTTATGGAAAATATCGTGGCCAAGCAGCAGATCCTCTTGGAATAAATCCACCTGTCGGTGGTGAGATTAATACTGTTCCAACTAAAACTTGGCAAAAACAAGTTGAACATATTTTTGAAATTTATGATTTTTTTGTAAGAAATGGTGACAACCCTTCTGCCGGATGTGTCAATCATGGACATATACATGTTCATATTCCAGGACTTATAAATGATATAGTATCTTTAAAAAAATTGATAAAATATATACAAAAAAATCAACAAACAACTATTGATCATTGTTATCAATTTCAAGAACTTCCGGGTGTAGAAAATATTTCACCAATATATGTATCAGCGAAACAATATTTCAAATATGATTGTGGATTTGGTATGCCTGATGACATGTGTAATAACATTATAAATTTAGCAAATAACTTTGACGAATTTATAATGTTACATAACCCTTATTATCGATTCGAAAAACAAAATATAAAAATAGAGAGTAAATATGAATCTTATAAATCGCAAAAAGATAATTTTTTAAATAGATTGGGAACTCCAATTAACCCTAGATATGCTATCAATACACTTAGTTTAAAATATAATAAAACAATCGAATTTCGTTGTTTTCGTTCTTCAATAAATCGTAAAGAAGTTTCGGACTCTTTCAAATTTGTTGAAAATTTTCTTGATTGTGCCCTTAACGATGGACCTGATGTTGAAGAAATTTTACAAAGATATGACTATACATTTCCAGAATTCAACTACGATTTTGAAATGTTCACTCAATGGTCAAAAACAGTTTATAATTATTCAAGAATGAGAAAGAAACAAAGAAAATTCTATGAAATTGATCAAATTGAAGATTAAGTAAACTTATAATGTTAATAATGCAAAATTTATTCCTTTAAAATCAAGTTAATTTTAAAAGGTCATCTAGTATACCTAATTCCTGTATATGAGTTTTCCAAGAATAATAAGATACCCAGTGTCCAAAACGTGGCCTATATTCATTTGCCGATTTACCTGGAATATAGTAATGATTTTTAATATCTTTTTCGGATTCAATCATTTTTATTAAATTGATAAAATCAGGTGACATGAAATTTTTAATGCAATTTTCACCTCTATTTTTTGCAAATTCCCAAAAATCGGTTTTGTAAATAGAACCTGGATAATAATGTATTCCTACAGCGTGTTCTATTTTATTCATCATATTTAAATATTCGTTATTACAGTATTCTTCAGTTAGTTGAAAATTTATCATGTCAATAGCAAATCTACTAATGTTTTCTATGCAATATATCGATGTTGCTTCCATAGGTTCCAAAAAGAAAGATGCGTTACCATTGTAAGCTACACGACCTTCAAAATTATTTTTTCTAAAATAATTTTCAAATTGAAAAGAATTTGTATGTTCACTAGGTGTTAAATTATATTCATCAAAGATTTTCTTTATATCTTCTTTTATTTCATCTAGAGTATTATAATTATGATTATAAAGATAACCAACAGAGCATCTATTCATTAAAGGAATTAAAAAAACCCATCCAAAAGGAGCACAGTGAGCAATGGTATGCTGAAATCTAGGATAATCCCAATAACATTGGTTAACGTGAACGGCATTCACTGTTACATATTCTGATATGTAACAGTCTTCATAGGACTTTGGTTTTCCTGAACAGTCCATTATAAATTCTGCGTCAATATCATCGTGTGATTGTATATTTGCATCGATAATTTTTAATCTTGGGTTTTTTGAAACCTCTGACAATATATAATCTTGTAGTTTATTTGCATTAAAATGAAAAGAGGTGTGACCTGTAGGATTAAAATTATGGTAAAAAGTTTTTCCTTCTTTTCCCCAATTTACCTTTTTGATTCCTAATTTGATGGTTCCATCTATTTTTTCCAGATCGTCATAAACAAATCCTATATTTTCATAGAGTATTTGAGGAACACCTAAAGTAGTACCTTCACCAACCGCTTGGGGTTTTATATTACTATCAAAATACCATTCAACGTCACAATCTGTCCACCTCAATAAATGTGCAGTAGCAATACTTCCTGCGGTACCACGTCCAATAATAGCAATTTTTTTCATCTTGACACACCTTTCATTTTACACTATAATATATAGGTATTTTGGAATAAATAATAGAGGAATGATTATGAAAGTCAAAATAGGTCCGTATAAAACCTGGTGGGGTCCATATCAAATCTCACAACTAATCCCATTTGTTAGTGAAGATACACATGACAAGGTTGGTGAGTTTCTTGCCAATACTTGGTTAAATGATATTTGTCAATGGTATAACAAACTTAGTGAAAATCAAAAAATAAAAGTCCGTATTGATCCGTATGATACTTGGAATATGGATCGCACACTCGCACACATTATCCTACCTATGCTAAAACAACTCAAAGAAACCAACCACGGTTCTGCTATGGTTGATGATGAGGATCTTCCACCACACATGCGTCACACCTTTAGCAAAGGTCCGGACGATTATGAAACTGATGATAGATGGATCCATTATAAGTGGGAATGGGTTCTAAAAGAAATGATTTGGGCCTTTGAGAACCTAACTGATGATTCCTGGGAAGACCAGTTTGTTCATGGAACACCTATCTATGTAGATACCTTATTAGATGATGATGGTAACTATTATCAGCAACCTCAAATAAAACAAACTAATCCTGATTATTGGGTTGACAGAGATGGTATAAAAGAGTATAATAACAGAATAAATAACGGATTTAGATTGTTCGGTAAGTATTATCGTAGCCTATGGGACTGAGGAGATTAGTATGATACCTTTTAGTGAAAGTAAGATGAATGTTCTAGAGACTGCTTTTAAGCAGCGCGCTTTTGATGACAAGTGGGAGAGAATTGTCAAGATTATGGATCTTGATAACTCTTACTCATTTATGGGTGAGAATGGAAGCCGGATGACTCATATTCCTGAGAAGTGGGTAACGGTTGGTGTTTATGACTATTTAATGGAGATTATTGACTAATGGCAACTGTAGAAAACTTAAAAATTATCCGTATGATTACGGGTGAAGAAATTATTGCAGAAGTCCTTGAAGACGTTTATGAGACAATTAAGGTAAAAAATGCATTACGTATTGTTGTAATGCCTTCAAAGACAGATCCAACCACACCAACGGTAGGATTGGCACCCTATTTACAATTTAGTGAAGACAAAGAGTTGACTTTGAATAAGAATTGTGTTATAACAACAGCAACACCGGTATCCGATTTTGTCAATCAATATAATTCGGTATTTGGTGGACTTGTAGTTCCTAACTCAAAGTTGATTGTTCCATAATGCATTTTTATACTAATGTTTGTGTTTGGGGTAGTAAAATACTATACAGAGGTATTGAAAACGGGAGAAGGGTAAGAGATAAACTCGATTACTATCCTTCTCTCTTTTTAATTGACCACAACTCCTCAATATACAGAACTATTCATGGTCAACGTCTTAAACGAATTCAGGTTGGTGATATTCGCGCTACCCGTGAATTTGTGAAAAGGCATGATGGTATTGATAATAGTCCTATATTTGGAAATCAAAGATACGAATATTGTTTTATTGCAGATCAATATCCTAATGATATCGAGTGGGACATTTCACAGATTAGAATAGCAAATATTGATATTGAAACGGCATCTGATGAAGGATTTCCCGAACCTGATGAAGCAAGACAACCTATAACTGCTATCACAGTTAAGGTTGATAATATGTTTCATACTTTTGCATGTGGGGAATATAATAATATACAAAATAATATTAGATATTACCGTTGCTCAAATGAATATGATCTTATAAAAAAGTTTTTATCTTTTTGGGTGCAAGATTATCCAGATGTAATAACAGGTTGGAATGTTCAAAACTTTGACATACCTTATATTGTTAATCGCTTTAAAAGAACCGTTGGTGAAACTGCCGCTAAACAGTTATCACCATGGGGTGTAATTAATGATAAGGTTGTTGATCTTGGTATGAACCGAAAAATCAATTCTTATTCATTACTTGGTATTGCAACACTAGACTTACTAGACCTTTACCAAAGATATGCTAAGAACGGTAAGTCACAAGAGTCCTATAAGTTGGATAATATTGGTCATGAAGAACTTGGTGAGCGAAAATTATCCTATGAAGAGTATGGTTCTTTACACAATCTTTATAAAGAAGACTTTCAAAAGTTCATCGATTATAATATCAAAGACGTTGACCTTGTTGACCGTATTGATGATAAGAACAAG